GGCCTTGCACGCGCCTTTTTTATTGCCTCTGGCATTTAGCCCAGCGGCTCGACGGTTCAAAATTGCCGCATAAGCTCCCCATGGGCCGCATCGATTTTTACCCCCAAGAGGGTTTGGGCCTCCCCAGTTTTGCACATGGCAAACTAAGGGTTCAGATTGAATATTTTCCTCGGGAATAGGATCGCCAAAAACCAACAAGTTTATTATTTGGGTAATGGCCGCTAACTTAATGTCATTCATGATTTCACCTATTTTGATTTAAAAAATTACTGTTTATCGCCTTTAACTAAAAGCGGCTTTCTGCAGTACTTACAATGCCAGGTTTGGTCAATGCTATCCGCTGGCGGCTTGTGACTGTTTTTTGAGTTTTCCATTGATATTAAATTCGCAAGGTAGCCATCGCGACCTAATTCTAATTGATAGCGGTGATTAATGGTTTTACCCTGGCGTAACGTTTCTTTATGGCAAACCCTCTCGGCTCGCACCTTTAAAAATTCATCAGTGAGCGCGCAAATAAGCCCAAAAATCATGATAATTGTTACTAGTTGTGGAATTCCCCATTGAGACCACCATAAAATAATTGAATCAATCATGATTTCACCACTATCTTACCGCCACATGAGCAGTAATCGCCTATTAATGATACGCCTTCATGACCACAGCCCGTTTTATATAAAAACGTGTCTTTAAACATGGGTATGCTTGAACTGACTCGCCACACACAGTCCTCTACTAAGCGGTATTCAATACAATCAAAAGGAGGTTGGGTGAAATCGGTTGCATCAACCCAATTTCGAACGGGAATATAGCCCTCGCCTATAGGATCGTGCAAAGCTATGTAAATATTCTTAGGTGCATTCATCTCTAAACCTCCACAAGCGGCATATCAAGCCGTTTAGTTTCGTGGTCATATCCTGCGTTGGATTCGATGCCAATGCACTCGGCCCAAACAATTACGATGCTGTCTTCTTTTTCAATTTCTCTCAATTGTTCGGATATTATTTTGTGTTTTACTGTTTTTCCTGAAAAAATTAAACAAAAGACCTCCCAAACAAAGCCGTCAGGCACCCATGACCAACCATCAAGCACTTGAGGCTTGTTTAGGCGTGGTCGGAAGATATCAGTTGATAGACATCTAGCCGTATCAACAACGCGATCACCTCTCCGCTCCATTGCTTTTGCTATCGCCCATATGGGGAAAGAGCTTTGACCATCAGGCCCACAACCTATACCTAAATAAAATTCACAATCAAAATCTCGACCCACGAACGCGGACATATCTATTTTCTTAGACACGTATGACCTCCATTCCTAACTGTTCACCATGCTCTTCAGTTACACCTAGTATTTTTATAGCGATAATGTCCACGGCTTTCGATACTGGATCATAGGAAAAATCAGTGTGCCAAACGAGCGTTTCCAATACCTCTACCGTTTTCACTCCTCGCGTATACACATGAGCTTTACGTTTTTGATCATTTCGTAATAAAACTTCAATCACCAAGCCATCCGGCAAAACCATAGTGCCGTCGTTAAAGTGCCAGTGGTTTAGGGCTGGTCTAATTTCCGTAAAAACATTTTCAAGCGATTCTCGATAATCTTGATTCATTATAGATAGTGAATATTCAGGATTTCCATAAAAATCATATCTTTTAACTTCAATCAAAAAACCATTAGGCAGCACTGAAAAATCTATTTTCTTACTCATTTCTTAACCCCCAGCCATAACGCGGAACCATAGTAATTACCTGTATCGTTTCCAATCCAGATACGCTTAAGTGAGTTTCGGTAATGCGCCAGGCATTAGTTGATTCTTGTTCGCAAGCTCTTTTTATTTTTCTGAAATCATCGATAGTTGAGCAACCTATTGATTCTTGATACTGTTTTTCGTCTAAATCAAATTCGATGATTAAATCAATCGGCAAGATATCGCTAATGTTTGCGTAAAATCTAGTGTAAATACCATCCTCAAAATTTTTAAATGGTTTTTCCGGCGCTGGGCGCTCTAAAATAATTCGTGTTCTCATTTCAATTACCTCATCATTCACCAAGGGCTGGTTCTAGATTTCGGTGGAATAGGTAGCCCAGCTTTTTCCAAAATATAATCAGAAACATACACCTCAGATAACTTAGTTATTTTCACACCTAATTTATAATCTTCCTTATTTAAGTAACCATCGCCTCTTAGATCATCAAGAGCGTTAAACCACTGTCTAATCATGTCTATTTCTTCTTTGGATAATTTAACTTTCATCTCTAAACCTCCAAAATAGGCAATATTAAGCCTTCCTCACTTACAGTATATAAAACCGTAAAATCTACAAGAACAGTGTCAAAAATTGATCTAACTATTGGGTCATATTCATCAAAATCTTGCTGATTTGGAATCCATAGACTCATTAGGTTATCGGATTTGATGATGGCCGGAGCGCATGCAGTTGAAATGCATGTGGTTAAAAATCTTCTTCTATTTAATGGCATTTCCAGACCTACATATAATTTATATATTTTAAGTTCATTAATAATAAATAATAACCTTGAATTAATCAAGCATAATATTGATGATTAATTAAATTATGTTTTAGTCCAACCCATTCTGATTAAATCTTTTGCTAGCTGCCTAATTTTTTTGAACTAATTTTTCATATATTGTCTTTTCTTCAGTCATATTTTTTTTCCGCCCTCAGCCGCGCGCGCCTCTGGCTTGTGGTCAGCTCGCGTTTTGTTATATTCCAACTTTTCAATCATTGCACCAGGTAGGTCAATATTGTATTTCCCGCAATAATCAAAAATTCTTATTACAGCATCGGCCATCTCAACTTCTTCTGTTTTTCGCCTTGGCAAGTGTTTATCTTGACAATCTTTTCGGACTCCTTCTAGGGCCTCAGAAACTTCACTATGAATTAATGCTTGCTTTGATGATTTAACTAATGAATTGAGAAGTGACTTAAATTCATCGGGAACAATTTTTATTAAATCGTCAGTGCTTTTCCACCACCCAGCATTAGCGCTTGCTTGGTGAACTTCTTTAATCCATTCAGATATTATCTGATTATAAAACTCATGCCTGTTCGATGGGCTCATTCCATACATTTCCTCATAGTGGTCATCAATTTTATTTAGCACATTTTTTCTTTCTAGAGTGTTTAGTTGGGCGTGTAATTCATTGCGACTCCTCTTTGATTCTATGGGTTTCAATTGCTTGTTCGATAGTTGGATGTCTTTCTATTATTCGGCCATCGCGAGTGTGTCTTTTGTGCAAAATAACCTTTACTCTTCTTGGGCCTCCGGCATCAATCTCAACCCTAATCATTTTGTCATGAGCCCGTATAACAAGGCGGGTCAAATAATCAAAATCAAATGTGGCCAGCTTTCCACCGCAAACCGTCATGCTTATTCCTCGGCCAAACTCTTTAACTTTTCCGTCTAGGTGATGAGACCCGCGAAATACTCCGCATAAAAGCATGTAGCACTCAAACTGGTCATCAGTCATCCAAGGATAAAATTTTCGATTTCGATTTTCCCATTCAATAGATTCTTTATCCATTATTCATATCCTCTGGCCGTTTTAATTCGTAAATCCAGCAAGCTCGATGATCGCAATAGTAAGGCGCGCCAATAATTGTGTAACCTTTTTCAGCGCAAGCCTCGGCTTTGATTTCTACACCGACTTTGTGTCGGTCGGTAACGATACAATCTCCATTAACCATAATTTTTTGCCCTCTTTAGTTTTGCGCCAACTTCTCCAGCGTAACAAATAACAGCGAAACCATTACTAAACCGCGGGTCTTGGACATTTCCCTTTGCCATGTCTTCAATCACCCATTGATTAACCCCAATATCAAACGCCAATTTTGCCCAAGATAACCCAGTTAATCGCTTTAGCTCAATGACAACCTCTTGCCAATTTAATCCAATATCACTCAATGGTTTCGCCTTGTTTTAATCTTCTGAGTTTGTTACAGGTTGGCTTTTTGAAAATGAAACGGTTATTTTTGCGCCATCATCCTGAACTCGTTCATCGTCTATGATGGTTGCTGATTCATCAAAAGTTCCAGCTTGAATCACTTCAATCTCAGTAAATCCCAGAGCGTGAACAGCATCCTCAAGGTTGTACGCCTCAACCGTTGCCTCAACAGCTCCGTTAACAATAAGGTCATAACTGCCTGCCCGTTCAAGCTGAGCTAGTGGCTCGGTTTCCTCAACTTTTTCCTCACTAGTTTCATCGACTGGCGTTGGTGCATCGCCATCGCCTACTTTAAAAACCTCATGAAAGCCGCTTTCATTGGCTGGACTAATAACCGAGTCCTCAACCAGCATTTCAAGAATTCTAGCAGCCTGGTTATAGCCAACGTTTAGCTCGCGTTGAATATGCGTGGTTGCAACCTGGTTCTTTTCGGAAATAACTTCTAGTCCCTTGTCATATAAATCATCATCACTGATTTCGCCAACGTTGTTGTCATCCAAAAATGACCCTTGGTCTGGCTCACCTTCTGGCATATCGCCATTACCAATGTATTCATCTTCATCGGTAAAAACCACCACGACTTTTCCGCCGCCAGAGCGCTTAGCCATTGCAACGCCACCGTCGAAATTGTGCGTTTTTAAAACAATTTTCCACTCATCTTTGCTGGTCGCACTTTCAACGATTGCAGAGCAATGCTCAAAACCTCTGTTGGCTACTAAAGACATTATTGTTCTAATTTGATGCTCGGCGTTTTGCTTTATACGCTCAATTATTGCGTTTTGCTGAGCTTGAGGGGTTTTATCCCATGCTTGACCCATTTGCTGAATTTCTTCAAGCATTTTTTTTGTTAAGTCTCCATGCACTGTTTTTAGTGCAATTTCAACCGCGTCTTTTTGTTCATTATTTTCTGTTTTTTCGGTCATTTTATTTCTCCGGTGTTTTATGTTTTATTAACATTAATGCATAATTAAATATTAATCAACAATATTATTAACACATTACATCATTCAGAAGGGTATATCATCATCAAAATCTGGGCTTGGCTGCTGAGATGGGGGGTGCGGAGTCTGCTGGCTTCCACGTTGCAGGCCTCCGCGATTTTGTGGCACGTTGGGGGATTGGGGGGGTTGGGAGCCGCCACCGTAAGCGGCGCCGGATTGATTCTGGCGATCGCTTAACATTTGCATTTTTTCAGCTACAATTTCAGTACTATATCGGTCTTGCCCTTGCTGGTCTTGCCATTTACGAGTTTGTAACTTTCCCTCTACATAGACTTTAGAGCCTTTTGTGAGGTATTCGCCAGCAATTTCGCCAAGCCGGTTAAACATGACAATTCTATGCCATTCTGTTTTTTCTTGCTGTTCACCCGTGTTTTTGTCTTTCCATGTTTCAGATGTGGCAACGCTTATATTTGCAATTGCCGCGCCTTGTTGTGTGTATCTAACCTCGGGGTCTTGCCCCAGGTTTCCAACTATGATTACTTTGTTAACACCGGCCATTGTTTTCACCTTGAATTACATAATTAATTACTTGTATTGCGTGGGCCAAACCTAGTTTGCCAAGTTCATCCAAAATTTTTCGAATTTGCTTATTTGGTTTGGTTGAATCGGCCAGGCCAACATTTTTAACCTCTGGCATATTCTTAATACGACCATGCACCATTTTTGCTATTTCTTGCGCGCGCTGCTTTCCACAATTCAATTCAATGGTAATGTTAAAACTGTTAGATTCTTCTTTGGTTTCGGTTTTTGAATCAGATTTAACAATAGAAACGGGCGAACCAGTTGAGGGTTGATTTAATAGCTTGTCTGATGCGCTGCCGGTGCCAAATGGCGGCGTGTTGTCAATTTGTGGTGACTTAGACTCGGGGCTTTTATATTCTTGCTCAATTTCAGCTCTCTGAGCCTCAGGTTGCTCAATTTCGGTTTGTTTTGCCGCTTGCTCGGTGGCAAGGCGCTCAGCCTCCTCATCGGCCACACGTTTGGCCTCTTTTCGTTTCAACTCCTCAGCCTCATGGCGAGCGATGTATTGCTCAATTGTGGCGTTTAGGAGTTCTGGAGTCATGCCAAGCAATTCAACTCTATTTTGGAACAGAGTTTTATGCTCATCAGGAACCGAGTCAAGTCGTTCAATATTTGCGTTTATTAATTGCTCAAGCTCATCCGCACGAGCTTTTGACTCAGAAACGTATTGTGAAAGCGCTTCATCCATTTTCTCAAAGCTAGATTTTCGATAAATGCACTTTTTCAGACCCTCAAAGCTATAAACAGCGTTTCCATATCTTTGGGCTTGAAAATCGCTCGATTTTAATTTCATATAATCGTAAATCTCGCGGTCAGCGGCTCCTATTTTCTCAGCTTTTAGCGCCTCGTTTCGCTTGGTGATTGTTTTCTCAAGGGCAAGAGCTTTTTTGTCGCACTCTTCAGACATTGTGTCAATAGCGGTAAATAGCTCATAAACTGCTTCAGCTTGCAAAAGTGCCTCTTGCTTTTTAGAAACCATGTCTTTTTTGACTTGGCGTAAATCTGCGGCGATTTTCTTGGCCTCTTTAAAATCAGAGTCAGTTTTAAGGTCTTCATTTATCGCGGCAATGCGAGCGGTTACCTGCTTTGCAACGTCAGCCCAATTTGACTCAACGATTTCACTGCTTACGACTAAAACCAAGTCAGTAATATTGTTTTCAGTTTTCACAATTTAACTCCATTAAAATTTATCTGTTGCATGGTCACCTCAAACTCAGTTTGGCCGCTATTCTCAATATCAAATCGAATATCCAGTCCGACCATTAAAAATTCGCACCCCGTTAAATTTCCTGATTTAGTTTTAAGGCTTACCAGCTCATTGCTTTTAAGAGCATTCATCAAGCTCGATTCGACTTTTTTTGCATCAACGGTTGACGCTAATATTTTAAATTTCATTTAAATTCTCCCTTAGTGAAAAAGAACAGCGCCGGATTCAGACGCATATTCGAAGGCCTTTCTCCAGCTTGAGTAAAGTTCTTTAAAATATTCTTCGTCAATTTGATTTGCTTTTTCTTGATATTGAGCAAAATCCTTAGAAAGCCTTGTTGCTGCGTCTGAGCCAATAATGCCCTCACAATCAGAAAAATATATTAGCTCATAAAAAGGGCCTGGCTTTGGATTTTGCCAAACATAAATGTGGTGTCCTGTATCGCCCCTATCATCATTAGAGGTTGCCTCAGGGTATCCAGCCAGTTCTGCAAGATTGTCTCTAAATCTGTAGTGCGCCCCGTAACCACAATAAAATGAGTCACAGTGGTTATCATCGCTGTTGTAATCATAGAAAGCACCATCTATGAGAGGATGCGACCGACCAGGGAAGCTGGGATTTTCCCAAACTTTAAAAGTTTCCCCCTCTGGGTATCCGTATTCATCCATTTTTGGATTTTCATTTTTAACAACACCTTTGTAGTACGTTATATCTAAGCCCATTTTATTTCTCCGTTTCATTAATCATGTTTTTAACACCGCGACCATAAGAGCCGTCTATTCGTTTATATTTTCCAGTACTTGGCCAAAAATTTATTAATCCTACAGGCCGGTAAACCTTCAAATGAAGTCCTGAATTGTGTGACGTGAATTTTATTCCGAGCTCAATTAGATGATTTGTTGACCATTCTTTATTGCGCTGTTTTTTTGATTTCTTTGAAAGCCCATGCTCGTGTCCGGCAACATTGGCGCAGCCTCCGCAGGTCTGCGAAAATCCATCACCAGGCGCGCCAAGATATTCACCGCAAATCTGGCAGCATGTGCCATCCATCATCATTTCTGCATATTCACCCACGTTAAACCTCCAGGTCTAAGCCTGCGACGTGGCCAGATTCTTTTGATTTTGATTTTATTTCGGCGGTTATAGAATTCAAAAAATCTGCCTTTATTTTCTTTGCCAGGGCGATCCTTTTTGATAAAACGGCTATAAATTCCTCATCTCGCTCAACAAAAAAATACTTTAGTTTTATTTTCGATGATTTGCCAAAGGGATTGTAAGCGGCGAACAACCATTTTTTTGCATTAGTGACAAGCATTCCGGTTTGGCATTGCACGTAATGATCAAAGGCTTCGTTTTTAAGTTGCTCATTATTGTTAATCAATAACAACTTGGCGTGTTCTAGGGCGCTTTTGCATTTAGCCTCTAAGCCCCAATCGATAAGCCCTAAATCATCATTTTTAACGCCGTCTGGGGTTACTCCAACTCCGTCATTTTGAATGTGCGCTTGATCGTCACCAATTGAATCAAAGACAACATTAAGCTCATCTTGTATAAGCTCAACACACTCAAGCTCGCGTTCTTCGCCATTTCTTGTGTGTACTGTAGACCAATTGCCAATACTTGGGTCTAGGTCAAAAAGTTCCTCAATTGCTTTCTCATGAGCATATGTAACAAGCCCTGTTGGTGGCTCTTCACCGGCAAGGATTCGTTTTACCTCTTTGATTTGATCGCCGCTAACACCGTCGATATGTTGCTTAACATCGCCAACCAAGTAATTTCTTTCGCCTTTTAAGTAGCTAGGCTTGATAAATTCATAAAGCTCTAATAACTCCGGGTTTTCGTCAATGGTTGATGGCGCTGGCTTTTCCCATCCCGCCATTAATCGGTGATTTTCTGACGCCGTAAAGTTGCCGACACGGGCCAACTGCATTTCAGTGGATAACATTATTGCGCCTCCGAAGCTTCGCCGTTGATTGGCTCATGGTTTTTTAGGTTCATTAAAGCCTCAAGCTGGTCAGAGGTGAAAGAATAGGTGTTAGTCAACTGAGTAATCACCGCCATTGCTGGGTTTTTTCCGCTCTTAACTCGGTCTAGCCATTTTGGGTAATTAACATCAAATTTTTCAGGGTTGTAAAAGGCCGCTTGCGCTTGCGCGGCTGACTCGCTTGAATTGACGATGCCAATGGCCTCTTGAAGCTGTGAGGCTTGCGCCAGGTCAATTGCTTGCTTTGAAAGCACTTGTTTTATTGCCTTTGCTGCAAACATTTGCTCAGCCCAATTGTCGTGCGGGCTGTGCTTTTTGCCGTTTTTGTCGGTCTTGCCTACGCTTGGCGATTTGCCAATAATCTTGAAAATTAAATCTGCTGGCACAAACATGGCTGTAATCATGCCGCTTTCATCCTCTCGAACAGAAACAATAACGCCCGTTAAGTGCTGATTGGCCCACTCATCATCTGCGCCTCGGCGTTGTGTATGGTCTGGCTGAAAAGACATTTTTGCATCAAAGCCAAAGCCCTCTTGCTCAAAGTGGTCGCAAGCATAAACAACATCAGCCTTAACCGATAAGCCGCCCCGTTTGGCCAATATTTGCCAGCCTTTGTAACCACAGTCAAAAGTTGCCTTGCCGCCATAGTTGACAATATAGCCCTGGCCATACTCAAGCGGTAAGTCAAGCGTTAAAGCCTGCAAGCCGCAATTTATTAGTGATTCAGGCGTGCATTTATCCAAGCCAAAAGAAAGGCTTATTTTTAGCATTCGGGTTTTAAATGCCTCGATTTTTCTAGGCTTGTTTTCTAGCAGCGCAGCAAGCTGAGTTTTCACACTCTCAAGCTCTAGCGCCCCCATCATTTGTTGTTCGCGTTTTACAACCTGTTGATTTCCGGACATTATTTTTTACCTCGTTGTTTTTTAATTCGATTGATGGTTTTTTTATCAAACCAATACCTTGATACACGCTTTCCCGACATTGTAGTTATGGTTTCACGTGAAACTGGATAACCCGCAGACTCAATTTCTGGTATTCGACTATTCAGCGACATTCCAAATCCAAGCCTTAACGCTTGTATCCGTGTCAAAGATTTTCCAGTAATTAAGTAATTAATAATTCGTGATCGTTGACTCATTAAATCGACCTCCAAAATAAAATAAGACCAATAAGAAGTATGATTACTGCTATAGATATGAATCTATAAACCTTCATAATTATAAATTTACGGCGCCGCTGCTTATACTCAGTATATTTAAGCCTTGCTTGGGCCTTTATCCGCGCGGCGGCAATTTTCGGGTGCTCTGTTTGAACCCACTCAAGTTTTGAAACTTTTGTTTTTTTAGCCATAGTCATGGTTTATTTGCCCTCGGGTTTTGTTTCGGATTCTGGTTCGTTTTCCTGTATTTCCTCAGTCTCCTTGTCTGAATCAGGTTTCATGGCTTGGCTTTCGTGTAGTAACAATAAATCGTCAAAAAGAGCCTGTAATGGATTGTGCATAAGTAAATCTCAGTTGCTAAATAATGTTAATCCATAATATTGAAAGTTAATTAAATAGTCAAATAAAATATTAAATATTATTATTTAAAATAAATATGATGTATTATGTTTGAAAATAACCAAAGAGGTGAACAATGAAAATCGGAAAACAAAACCCCCTTGACCCTTTAATTAGAACTAAACACGCTATTTCTTTTTTTGATGGCGTTCAATTAAGGTTTGCAACAAAAATAGGAGCCCACGCCCCACAAATATCATCTTTAATTAAAAAAGACCCTGATGGGTATTTGCCGGCTATTTATGCCTTTAGGTTGCGTGAGGCTTGCCCCGAAATAATGGATTTTTGCGCCGAGCTTGAGAAAGTGGAGGTCAGTAATGATTAGCAGGCCAGTCGAGCTTATTAAATTTATCGCTTTTTCGGGCAAAGATTCATGAAGTGGATAAAGCACGACACTGATGCTAACCACGATGCCAGGTTGCAAAACGTTTTGCTCGATTACGGCTTAGAGGGTTATGGCCTTTATTGGTATTGCATTGAACTAATCGGCGCCAGGGTAGACAAAGATAATACAACGTTTGAGCTTGAGCATTCATCGCGAATAATCGCCAAAAACACTGGCTCAACTGAGCAGCGCGTTTCCGAAATGATGGCTTATTTTATAAAACTTGGTCTTTTTGAGCATTCTGGCGGCGTTGTAACTTGCCTAAAACTGGCAAGGCGGCTTGACAAATCAATGACTAGCAACAAGGAAATGCGGGCGATAATTGATCAATTTAAAGAGAATATAGCGCCAAAACTACCACCTCCAGACCAACATCAAACTGAGATAGATATTAATCAAGGTGTCCAAGTCATGACTGAATCTGACAAACCCATGCAAGAAGAGAAGAGAGGAGAAGAGACTAGATTAGATAATAAAAGAGATAAGTTCGATGTTGATTTTTACTTTGATCAATTTTGGTCTGAGTATCCGGTCAAAGTTGGTAAAGCCGCAGCAAAAACTAAATTCAAGGCGAAATGTAAGAATCAGAAAACATTTGATGCGCTGATTAATGGGCTTAATGAATACAATAAACTTTGGTCGATGATTGGGAAAACTGGTGAATTCATACCTAACCCACCTCACCCAACAACATGGCTAAATCAGGAGCGATGGAATGACGAAATAAAAAAAATAGGAACTGTTGAATCTGGTGGATTTTTTGAAAATGATTATGGCAAAGCAAAGGGAGGCCTGTGATGGATATTGGAATTACTGAACTTGGAAAAAAAACGATGGCGTGTAGTGTTCATGGAGAGTTTCGATCAGTTGGCCGCACTTTCATTGGTAATGAGGTTTGGTCCACATGCCCCAAGTGTAAAGAGATTGAAGAGCGCCGCGCCAACGATGAGGAAAGTGAAAAGCGCAGACGTGCTGAGGCAAAAAAAATAGATGATTTAATGAATAAGGCCGGAATTATCAAGCGTTACCGAGGTATTAATTTACTTAATTTTGAGCCGACGCCTAACCAAGTAGAGGCTTTTGATTATGCAAAAGAATTCATTAAAAACTTTGATGAAATGGCCAGAAAGGGGCAAACCCTTATTTATTGCGGGACGCTTGGCACAGGCAAAACAAGGCTTGCAAGTGCAATGCTGCAATCTTTGGGTAGTGGTCGCTATGTGCGTGCCGTTGATATTAGTCGCGACGTTAGACACAGTTTTAACGGCAATAGCGCCCTTAGCGAGCGCGATGTGGTTGATGGATTTGTTGAGCCTGAATTACTAGTAATTGATGAGGTTGGTGTGCAATCTGGCGGCAACCATGAAAAATTATTGATTACAGATATTATTGACCGTCGTTATGGAGAATTAAAACCAACCGTGATTCTTTCGAATCTCCCTGAATCTGAATTAAGCCATGTTTTTGGAGCTCGGGCTTGGGATAGACTGATGGAGAGTTGTTTAATATGCCCAATGATTGGAGAAAGCCTGAGAGGTGATGAAAATGGAAACTAACGTCTATGCGGCAAGAGTAATACTTGAGTCACTAGATTTTATGGATAGGATAACTGATTCGTTAAATAACGAATTCATGTCTTTTGAAATGCCAAATGATTATTGTGATTTTCTTGAAAAGGCAGCGATTCTCTTAGGTGTGATTAAGCCGGATGACCTAGGTTCTGATAACAATTATTATTTAATTCATGAATGGTTGGACCGCGCTGGCGATGGCGGTGATGGAATTGATTATTTTATTAGAAAAATAACTAAAACTTTAGATGACCCCTACAGGTAAAAAAATGAATATTGAAAATAAATTGAAAGCCTTGATTGCTTCTTTTAATGATGGAATGACTGAAATAATGGGTGATGAAAACCTGGAGGGCTGCGCCTTTATTATGAGAATTCACACTTGTGAAAAGGATGAGGGATGCTGTCATGATGTTTATTCATCCAATTTAAAAGATAAAGAATTAGTTCAGTTTTTAACTGACACGATCGCTGACCAGGTTGATGTTGCTGGGATGATTGAGAGTGGAGAGATTTCATCTTTACAAAAAAATAGAAATGAAAAATCAAAATTCCATTAATGCGAAGATGTTTGGTGGATACAGTTATGAAACAACTCTTGCTTACTTTAAATTCACATTGCGAAACCCAAATGATGTCAGAAATGGTGAAACAAGAGGAGAGTGGTTTTATAGATTACACAAAATTACAGGCGGAGAATTTGCCCAGATTGTGCGATCTCGCGAGTCTAAAGCTGAATTCCTTCGAATTATGGCTATTAAAGACGGGATTAACTTGGGCATGAATACTAAATGGTGGAAAAATGAAGATTAGAAAATTTAACAAAATAAAACCTGGTCTTTATCGTATTTATTGGAAGGAAAAGCATGGCGGCGGCCAATCTTTGGCGGCGGTTGGTGTTTCTTCCGATGGTACTAAATGGATCGCGCCAACCAATTGGATTTATCCATCTCTAGCCGACAAAAAAATAGTAAAAAGAATTTCAAGAATTGTGTCAGTTTCGAAGATTTAAAATGAATAAAAACCAGTGGAAAATTTATGAAATTAAAGAGATTTGTTTTAATTGACCAATCTGTTTTAGATAATGCGCGCGCATACGGCTCGAAAATGCCTCTTGATGGTTCGGTGGAGTGTGTTTATCAAAATGCCAAGGTTAGCAAAACTCTAGCTCAATTGGGCGTGCTTTTTGGCTTGTGGATTGAAGAGCTAAAAAATCAATCTGATGGGGAGGGATGGAGCACGCCGCGTTGGCATTTACATTTAAAACATGAGCATCTTTTGCCAATAATTATGAATCGACAAGAGGGCCCTCATGCCGATCGGCAGCGCGAATGGTTTGAATTACTTGAATTTCAACTTGAGTTTGGAACGCAGGAAAAAATACAAGAACAAGTTTTACGACTAAGTTTGTCATGGGCGAGTATTGGCCAAATGAAGGAGTATCTTGATCGAGTTTGGGAGTGGGCTGTTGACGTTGGTTTTGCTCTCAGCGTTCCCGATAAATTTCATAAAGTATACGAGGCGGAGTTGAGTCGATGAGTGTTGAGTTATTAAATATCGATTGTATGGATTACATGCGAGATCAGCCGGACAAGTCATTTGATTTGGCTATTGTTGATCCTGAGTACGGCATAGGCGCTGGGAAGCAATCTGATAAATCAAAATGGGTTAGGCAAAAAAATGGCTCAAAAAAATTTATAGCGAGCGCAAAACACACGGCTAAGGACTGGGACAGAAAACCTGCATCGCCCGAATACTTTGACGAACTAAAACGGGTTAGTGTGAATCAAATTATATGGGGAGTTAATTATTATAATTATATTTTCGGTTCAGGTCGTATTGTATGGGATAAGCTAAACGATCATTCCGATCAAAATGACTTTGAAATAGCATACTGCAGTCTAAATA